ACATTTTGAAGGGGAGCACGATGGTAAAGAATTTATAGATGATCAGGGTAATTCGTTATTTCATGAATGTAAAACATACATGTTGGAACAACGAAAAATGGTTATAGATAATGCCAGCGATCGTACTATGATTGATAGATATGTAGCTGAACATTGTTTAACTCCTACAGAAGCTTCTCTTAATATTAGTACTAATATATTTCCAAAAGAAGAACTTATTAGACATTTGGCTCTTTTAAGAAATAGTACAAAATTAAAAGAATTTAAACAGGTCGGAGATCTATCCTTTGATTCACACGGTAAAGTTTTATGGTTTCCTACAAACTCTCCTAGAGATTTAACTACGTATAATTTACCTCCTAATACAAATAAAAAGGGACAGGTTGTTATATGGGAACATCCAATAGAAGATTCTCCGTGGGGATTATATATAGGAACATGTGACCCATATGACCATGATAAATCTACTACTAATTCTTTATTATCTTGTTTTATATACAAACGGACTACACCGGGATATGGTCAGGGAGATATATTAGTAGCAGAGTATACAGGAAGACCAGATACAGCAGAAGAAGCATATGAAATTGTTAGATTACTGGCAATGTATTATCATTGTTATATAATGTATGAAAATCAATGTAAAGGTATGTTTCCTTATTTTACCAATAAACACAGTGATCATTTATTGGCGGATCAACCTGATATTATAAAAGATATTATAAAGAATTCTAAAGTAGAAAGAAGTAAAGGAACGCACATGTCAAAAGAAATAAAGATATGGGCGGAGGGTAAAACTAAAGAATGGTTAAATACTGAGATAGCTCCAGGTATAAAGAGATTGACAACTATAAATTCAGAAGCTTTAATAGAAGAATTTATATCTTATAATGATGAAGGTAACTTTGATAGATGTATAGCATTTTTTTTAATAATGATTTATACAGAAGAGTTATACCATTTACAAGTAAAAAAACGGGATAAGAGCGCTAACGATAGATTATTATTTAAAGAACCACTATTCAATACGCTTCCATTTAATTTTTAAATATGACTAGAAAATTTGATACAAGTACACTCCCAATTCAAAAACTCCCAATGTCTAAAAAGACTAAAGAGTGGAGGGAAGCGTGTGTTGACTATTTTGTAAGTAAGGAGAGATCATCTACATATTTTGATAATATAAAAATATGTTATGACTTATACAATGGCGTATATGATGAAAATGATTTACAATACGTGACAAATCCTTTCAAAATAAAAGAAGGATTTCCAGCATCACCACACAACTTTAATATAATAAAACCTAAGGTAGATTTACTGTTAGGAGAATTAACAAAACGACCAGATTCTTTTAGAGTTTTTCATACTGGAGAAGAGGCCGTTAGTAAAATACAAGAAGAGATGATCCAATCTCTTAAAGATTACATTTATAATAAAATAGGAGAAGGATTTGATAATTTAGAGGAAGATCAGAAAATTCAAGAAATTCAAGAATTCTTTAAAGGATCTTATACTGATGAAGCAGAGGAAGCCGGATATCATACTTTAAACTATCTAAAAGAACGATTAGATTTATCAAATGAACAATTTAAAGCTTTTAAGGATGGTCTAATATCAGGAATTGAAGTATATTATAAGGGTATAATAAATGGAGAACCATATGCAGAAAGAGTAAATCCTTATTATTTTACTGCAGATGAAGACCCAGATTTATCTCAAACAGAAAAAGGATCTTATGCCATTCTTAGAAGTCCAATGTCTTTATATGAAATTCATCATAGACTTGGTGATTTAATGCCGGAATCTGATTTTGAAGATTTAGCCAGAGAGGCTTATAAAGGAGGTTCTAGTATAAATTCTAAAGCTAGCGATGTTAACTATAAACCAATATGGAGAAATTCTCCTTCTTGGATGGTAGGTGAAAATGCTCTTCCAGAATATATGTTTAACGTATGGCATGTAACCTGGAGATCGTTTAAAAAGATAGGTTTTTTGACAACTCTTGATGAAAATGGAACTCCTTCTACAAGTTTAGTAGATGAGACATATATTCCAACAGAAAACGAAACTATTGAATGGGAATGGTGGAATGAAATATGGGAAGGTTATAAAATAGAAGATAAACTTTATGTCGGTATTCAACCCACAGAAGATCAAATTTTTTCTGTAGAAAATCCAAATGGAAATGATTTACCATATATAGGATCTTATTATAATAATGATAATACTGTTAATAAATCTATGGTAGAGATAATGAAACCTCTACAATATATGTATATTATTATATGGTATAGATTAGAGTTAGCTTTAGCTAGAGATAAAGGTAAAGCATTTGTAATGGATATAACACAGATACCTAAGAATAGTGGATTGGATATGACAACTTGGTTACATTATCTTACAGCTTTAGGAATTGCCTTTATAAATCCATACGAAGAAAGTCCAGATGCTCCAGGTAGAGAAGCTGGTAGAGCATCATCGTATAATAATTTTAACGCCGTCGATCTATCTATGGCTAACGTTATTTCTGGATATATAGAGATAATGGCCAAGATAGAAGATATGATAGGAGAGTTATCTGGAGTATCTAAACAGAGACAAGGTTCTATTCAACAAAGAGAATTGGTTGGTAATGTAGAGCGTTCCGTAATACAGTCTTCACACATAACTGAACATTTATTTTGGACACATAGTAGTATTATAAAACGTTTGTATAATGCTTTATTAAATACTGCTAAGACAGCATGGTCTAGAAGTGGGAAGTCTAAATTGTATTATATAATGGACGATTCCAATAGAGCTTTTATTGATTTGAATGAATCATTTTTCTATTCAGATATGGGAGTATTCGTTACAGATTCTACTAGAGAAAGTATTAATATAGAAAAATTAGCCACACTATTACAACCAGCTATGCAAAATGGAGCAACTCTTCTTGATGCCGCAACAATTCTTACAACCAACAATATGTCTATAATTAAAAATAAACTTAGAGATATAGAAGGTAAACGTATGCAAACAATGCAACAGCAGGTACAAGCAGAACAACAGGCTGCACAGGCAGATCTTCAATTAAAACAAGATCAGATTAGAGTTCAAGAAGAAGATTCTATTAGACAGGCAGACACATCAGTAACTGTAGCACAGATAAAGGCTTATAGTGAAGTTGGTGATGCCGAAGAGGGTGGCCCAGATATGGAAACTATAAAACTAAATACAGAAAAATTAAATCTAGATAGAGAAAAGTTTGTAAAAGAATTTAGTTTAAAACAAGGACAACAGCGAGAAGAGATTCGCAAAAATAAAGTAGCCGAGGAACAGAGGCAGCAAGAAATTGCTATCAAAAAGAAACAAGTTAATAAACCGGTTGTTAAAAGTAAATAATTATAATTATGAGTGTAGATAATAAAAATTTTGATCAATTTGATGTAATGGTAAAGGATTATTCCGCCCCTATGAAACTTAAAATGGATTTAGATGGCGATGATGATTTATTCGGAACCACAACAAATTTATCTAAGAATACCAAATTAGATGTAACACACGATGATCCAGACGATGTTACTGCTGTAGACGATGATTTATTTAGTGATATATCAGACGATGATAGTACAGTGTTGGACGATACTAACGATGATAGTGTAGATGACACTGATACTACTACAGTTTCTCCCAAGAAAGATGACAAGAAAAAGGTAGATACAAAAGATCCTAAAGTGGACGATGTTTCTGATTTAGGAGATTATGAATCTGATATTGCTAAATTTGTATCTGAAAAATTATCTGAAAGATTAGGTGAAAGTTTAGGAGACTTCGAAAAGGTTGAGGATATAGTTGATAAGTTAGCTGAGATTGTTGAATCTAATTCCACCCCAGAATTTGCTAATGAAGAAATTGAAAAATTAGATAAGTTTGTACGTGATGGTGGTGATCTTAGAAAGTATTATGAAGAAATATATGAAACATCTCTTAAAGTTAGTGATCTCGATCTAAGTGATATAGCAGATCAGAAAAGAGTTATAAAACAGAATTTAAAGAATTCTGGATATACAGATACACAAATTAAGAGAAAACTTGATAGATTAGAAGATGCTGGTGTACTTCAAGAAGAGGCAGAAGAAGCTGCAGAATTAGTAGAAGAGTTCGATAGAAAAAAAGAAGAAAAGCTATTAAAAGCCCAGGAAAATGTTAGTATGACTAGGCAAAAAGAGCAACAAAAATTTGTTTCTGACGTACAGTCAACAATAAAGGATCTTAAAGAAATTGCAGGAATACCTATTTCTGATATACAACGAAAAGAATTACTGCGATATACTCTTGTTTTTGGTAAAGATGGTAAAACTGAATATCAATCGGAGTATGATAAAGATATAGCAAAGAATTTTATAATGTCGGCTTTCTTTCAAAAATATAACAACTCTCTCCTTAAGAAAGTCGAAAAACAAGGAGCATCTAGTCTAGCTAAAGAACTTCAACAGAGGTTAGCTCAAAAAGGCAAAAGGATTAAGAAATCTACAGGCCAAAGTGACGCAGGAGATATGGACGGCTTTGATGCATTTAGTAAACAATTAAGGAGAAGTTAATTAATAATTAAATTTATATATGGATAATAACGTTCTCAATAATTTAGTCCTGTATAGATCCAAATGGTTTTCTGATCTGGTAGAAGAGAGAAAGATTTCTGAGCTGTTGATGACAAAACCAACGCAAATGACATCTACCCTTTCTTATATTTTTGGTATGTACGAAGGTGCAGGTAACGTTCTGGATCTTTTAACATCAGGTATAGGTCGTACAGTCACTATTGAAAGTAATGACTATGAATGGGATGTAATGATCGATTTCGATCGTGCAATTACTATTCGCGACGCAAAATGGCAGGGCAGTTCGATTGCTTCAACCGATACTCCGGGTATTAATAATACTCCGATTCAGTTATGGCTTGAAGATAAATGGTTTGGTCCTGGAGCAATTCTTGCCTTTGATGACAGGAATTACACCGTTCGTATAGCTGGTGAACCGTATCAAGATGGAGATGAGTGGGTGTATACCGTATTTGTAGCTGATGGTCAACCTGAATCTTACATTCTTCCAACACTCTTAGAGGCTGGAAAGCAAGTAAGTAGAGAAGGTTCAGCATACGAAGAATATAGTGAAGAAGCAGATATCGTAAATTATATGTCACCGTTTAAGCTTCGTAATAGGCTTAATATTCTTAGGTTGTCATATGATATTACCGGTTCAGCTTATTCAACTGTAATGGTTGTTGAAATGAAAGCTCCTGGTACTAATAAGTCGACAAGACTTTGGGCAGACTATCAAGAATGGGTTGCTCTTAAACAGTGGTATAAAACGATTGATAGATGGTTAGTTTATTCTAAACATAATGGTTTATCAGATGGCAGTACTCTATTAAAAGGTACTAACGGTCGTCCTGTTTATACTGGTGCAGGTTTGATTCAACAGATTGCTCCCTCAAATAAAAGATACTTTACAACTCTTACTTTAGGAATACTTGAAGACTTCATGTCTGATTTGTCCTATAATATTTTAGATAAGGGTAATCGTAAGTTTCTTGCTTTGACTGGTGAAATGGGTCTTCGCGAATTCGATCGCGTTATCAGAGATAAAGTAGGCACTCTATTAACAGGTGTTGAAAGTAAATTCATTAGTGGAACTGGTCAGGAACTCGTTTTGGGTGGACAGTTTACGACTTATAGGTGGATGAATGGTATGGAAATGACCGTAAGGCACTTCCCTCTATTTGATGACCTAGTATTGAATCGTATACTTCATCCTATTTCAGGCAAGCCATTGTCGTCATATGACTATATGTTTATCGACATTGGTATGCGTGGTGGAGAACCAAATCTTGTAAAGGTTGTTCGTAAAGATCGTGAGATGGTTATGGGTAGCGTTCGTGGTCTTGTAGGCCCCGGAGTTGGTCATGGCAAATCTATCGGTACTATGATGGCCAATGCAAAAGATGGTTATTCAGTACATTTCTTGTCAGAATGTGGTGTCATGCTTAAAGATCCTACGACTAGTGGGATGTTAATTTGTGACGCAGAATAATAAAACAATTAAATAAAAATTAAAACTATGGGTTGTAAAACTGGTAGTAAAAAATCCCCTAAGAAATCTCCAAAGAAATCTATGGGAGGAAAGAAAAAGTAATTGAAATATTTATATGAGTAAAGTTATACTACGCGCTATAAGCAGGAATAAATGGGCAGGAGTTAAGTATTACAAAAATTGTGCTACATATCTCGCCCCATACACAACCAGATCTGGAGGACTATATACAGGTTTTACAGCTGAGGATGTAGAAACTAGAGAAAGACTTGAACGGGCTCTTCAGTTGGATTTAACTCCAGCGTCGAACTATTGGACAACTTATGTCATCCGAATAGGAGATAAAGATGTATATATAGATCCGTCAACTCCAAAGGGGGAGCTCGACTATATTTTTCTTAGAAATTATAAAAGGGTTGCAAAATCCTTAAAAGATATTAAACCTAGTCACGATTTTGTATTGATCGATGAAAATGCAGAAGCAGAAACTTCAAACATATATAATCGAGCTAGAGTAAAAGCCATCTTAGAATATAATAAGATGACCATGTCAGAAAAGAGGCGTGCTCTACGTCTTTATGGATTTAATCCAGATAATATTTCAGATGAAATAGTAGAGAATAGATTATTAGACTATGTTGAAAAAGATCCTAATAAATATATGAGTTTATGGGTTAATAATAAAACTCGTGAAACAGAGTATATGATTAAGCAAGCGGTCTCTAAAGGAATGATCACTAAGAATAAAAACATATATTCTTATAACGATACTTCTTGGAGTAGCTTACAGGATGCAATTGATTATTTTGATGATCCATTATATACGGAGGTCAAATTAGCAATTCTAAAGAATATAAATAAATAATGACGATAGCAGAAATGCATATAGCTGTAAAACTTGGGTTGGATAAAAGTTCTGCCTTAGAATTACCTTCTTTTGAACCTGAAGAAATAGATTTTTGGTTAAATAAAGCAATATTACAATTTGTAGATTCGAGATATTCTGGTTATAACAACAAGAAGGAATCTGTAGAAAGTAATCAAAGAGTTACTGATGATTTAGTATCCTTAATTAAGGAGGTTCCTGCACAGATATTATCACAGGGAAGTGTTTTATACGATAAACCAAATTCATATGTAACATTGTTTCAAACTTGGTGGCCAGATTATTATAAAAGATTAAGTGAAGAGGTAATGATATCTTATACTAACAGTATTACAAATACTATAGTTAGTAAAAGACAAGGTATTACAGAATGTACTTCTGATAGTTATAGGGCTTTTATAGACAATCCTTATAGTGAACATAGATTATATTTAGGGGAAGCTAAACCTTTAAGACTTTTTAAAGGTGAACAATCTAATATGGTGTTAGAATTAATAACAGATGGTAATTATTCCATTACAATGTATTTTCTTAAATACTTAAAAATTCCATCTGTAGTTTCGATAACTACCCCAACAAACTGTGATTTACCTCTACATACACACCATAGAATAGTTGATTTAACTGTTTCTATGTTGTTAGAAAATATTGAAAGTAACAGATATCAAGGGTTTAAATCTGAATCCTCGACATCTGAGTAAAAGGGAGACTTAACGTGGAAATGTTGTAAGACAAAGTAGAAAAGTCTCTTCTGTAGTTATTAATACACTACGGGAGAGATATCAAACCACAAATCTCTTCCCTAGTATTAATTAATAATAATTTAAAATATGCTTGCAAGAGTAACTTCTTTACTTATAGGCAAAGATATCGATCGTACCGCTAGTTTAGTTATTACCGGCGCATCGGAGAATATTGCTGATGGTGAGGTTGTAGTACTTGACAAAAATAAAAACATCCTCCTGGCAGCTAATGCTAGTGTAGATTTTTCAGATGTTATTTATATTGTTCAAGCTCTCGGAACTACCTATACGTATACAAATCCGTCAGGTACTTCCGTAACATGCCGTAGATTAAAGTTTTCAAATCCAATTGAGGGTAAGCTTGTAAAGAAATTTTCAGCTGTTCCTTTCGATGTTAAAGGAGAAAAAACGGTGTCTTTCGCCGCTATTACTGGTCCTTTAACAGTTGGTACTGAATGGTGTCTTCGTGTAGTGTATAAAGATATACATGAAAAAAGAGGCCAGTTCACGAAAACTTATAGATTTACAGCTACAGCTACAACTAGTGCCGATGTTTATAATGGTTTACGTGCAGCTATCAGAAATGATGCTGGTGCTCGTATTACCGTAAATGCAGACAATACTGCAGCTTTAGTTCTTACAGGAAAAGAAATAACATCCTGTACAAGCACTTTAACCGACATTGATAAATTTTCAATGGTAGACTTTGATGCTTTCCTTACTTATATTACTAGTACAGGATATCATGCAACTGCTACAGGTGGTGCTACTAAAACTGATACTAACGTTGAATATGGTTCAGGTAACTGGGAACAGGTACGTGACTTAGAAAAAGGCGAATGGGGATATGAAGGTATTACAAATAGGACTCAGTTTCCTGTTATTTTACCAGTCCAGACCGCTGTTGTTGATACTACTTATAATACTATTGTTATAGAGAGTGATAGACATTATCAATCTCCTGACAATCAGTATGTTAAGTATGCTCCTATGACAACTATTGTTTGTTTACCAGTTGGTGCGTTGCAGACATCTGACATTCTTGGTGTTCTTAATCCTTGGATGGCTTCAGTTGATCAAACCGCAATAGCATTCTAATAAAGGAGGAATTAACATGGCTGTTAAATATTTAGAAAAAAAGATCGCTAAATGGACACTTGATATCGGATCAGAACCTTATATAGTTTTTGATGCTGCTGATATTAATGAAACTGCTGATACTATAACTTCAGCTAGTCATCCATTTAAAACTGGTGATATGGTTAGTCCTAGACTTTCTGCATCAACTGGTGTAACTGCAACTGCTCCTGCAATAGGAACAGCTTATTATGTAATAGTGGTAGATAATAACACGATTGCCTTGGCTACAAGTTTAGCTAATGCTAAAGCCGGAACTAAAACAGCTTTGACTGCAGGTTCCGCTGTTGATGTTATCTTAGCTAAGAACGCTT